GCTGCGGGCGCTGGCCAGCGCCTTACGCCATAACTCTGCTGCTTTATTCTAGTTTTGCTCGCGCTCGGCGCAACCTGCCCCACCGCATACAGACCGTAATGATTGCGGGCACTGTTTTCAGCAATCATATTCATGTCACACCCCGGCAATATCTAACGAAATTGGCACATACTGGTCAGTATCGCCGACGCGCTCATAAAGACGGATATAGCTTTTACTGCTGACCACCTGGACAGCTTCGGTAAGCGCATCCATCCCGCGTAACCAACCCGGATCGGTAATATCATGACGGCGCAGCCGCAGTACGCGGCTAGGGTTGATCTCGCCTTCTTTATCGGTGGAGAACGCCAGATCAATGATGGCCAGCAGTTCTGGGCAAGCTGCCCTGAGTCCACTCAGCCACACATGCATCAATCAGCTCTTTAGCGGCCTGGATACGCTCATTAAAGGCAATGCGGTCTTGCATGGCACGCTGAACCTTAAACTGGCCGTCATAGTTGTACAGGGTGACATTGCCTTTTTGCCGCCAATGGTCGCCCCGTACTGCTCCGCTGAGAGGTCAACCAGCGCCTGAATATCCGCAAAGGTATGCTGTTTAAAGTCTCGCAATGCTTTCTGCAGTGGCTTGGCGCGTTCAACAATGGCTTTAACCAGCGCATCACGCTCTTTATCTGCCGGTTTAATTGGGCTTTCCGGGGAAAGGGTGCCACGTGCATCTTTCCAGTAACCGGCTGGAATAATATTTCCAGTAGTATTAGTGAACTTTTTTATCTCCTTGCTGCTCATTAACGTTGAGTAACGCGGCGTTAACTTCAATATTGCCAGAACTCTTTAATTTCATTATGTAAATCTATTTTATTACCATTAGCATGTCAGAGGCATTTTATTTCATGATTAACGCCATGCATTCAGAATGCCCAGACCGCCCATCATTAAGCCCTTCCATACCTAAACTGATGGTGACTGGGACAGATATCCACCCGGATTTATCAGTAGGTAAAGCATCATTCTCAGTAATCTCAAAAATAACCTTTGCCATATATTCACCTGTTAATGTAATGACTAAGACCAAATAATCAGGCATCCGTCCTGAACGAATACCCCTTGTTTAAAATCGCCCTGGCGACTATTACCAAAATGCAGGTAACTGGCTTTGCCTGTGTTGGTCATATACTCACAATATGCATGAAGGTTGATGCGAATGACCGGTTTGCCACCATGAAACATAATGCTTTGAACCGTGATACCACTTGCTGTTAAAGACATAATGACGGACTCAGCGCGTACCATCGCAGAGATCAATTAAGTGTTGGCGATTTTGTTAAAATAGATCTCTTGCATAGCCCCTCCCATTATCAATTAATTAATATTATAGAATATTCTTTAATCATGGCCACCGAAATACCCTGATCACCGATACCGCTGGCGTGGACTACACCCCGCGCCAATTTAAATAAACGGCGGTAATTCCCCTTTAAGGCCTTATAGAAGGCATCAGCTAACTCAGGTAGTATTTTGATATTGCTTTCATCGTCATTAGTGGATAATAAACTCACGAGAATACGATCAAAGTCGGCTCGGTCATGCTTTGCTTTTTCTTTATCCAGATCGATAGCCATGCCCACACGGCTATAGAGTCGGGCATATTCGCCCCGGCGACCCTTGAGTTTGAGCAGCAGACCCGGCATAACAGCCAGCACGACACCAGCACCCGCCCGGTCATGGATACGCCGCATCGCTTCCAGGGCACGGTAAGGCAACAGCTCAGCCTCATCGATAAGCACCAACCAACCCGTATCATGTAACGCGGTGATACAGTTCTCACTGAGGTCGTGGATATTGCCGCGCTTATTGACGCCCAGACGGTCACATAACTCTTGCAGCAGCACCTTGGTGGTATAGCCAGGGTTAGCCTCAATTAAAATCACGTCTTTATAGCTGCTGGCGTACTGACGCAATACCATGCTCTTACCCAGCCCTGCATTGCCATAAATTACACCGATATCGGCATCCGGATGGGTATTTCGCAGCAAGGTCAGGCATTTACTGGATAATTGCGTTTTAACAAAACACGCTTTGACCTAACGGTTTTTCTCTTTACCTCCCTCACGGGTAATAAAGTTATTAATCGGCGCTTCAATGTTATCTATATTGTCATTATAAACGCATTTCAAATATTGCGAGATAACAGCAGGACTTAAGCCAGTTTTCGCTGGAACCTTACTTTGGGTATAACACTTCCTCGCCATCAGGTGATTTAAATTATCAATCACAGTGATTTTTAAACCTTAATAGTAATTATCGTACTTTTTAAATCATCTTCATATTCAGATTCGAATAAATATGGTCTACTGATTATGCGATCCAGTTTTCATTCCATCGGAATGAATTTGCTGAAATCAGTGTCGGGTTTATGCTTCAGCGCTGGTCGCAACTCGTCTTCCTCATCCTGAATTTTGGTCTCTGCCAGTTTAATTTTACGTTTCGCACGTTCTTCCAGGGCTTTCTTGACTCTGGCCACCGGCACTGGCGATGCGGTGTTACCATTCTAGATGGCGGTAGAAACATAGGTGCCATCCATTTGGCGAATAATGACTTCAGTCGGATCATGGATATCAAAGGCCACCCGTACTTCCTGCCGGTCAACAGTAATCAGTTTTTTCGAAAAATACTGGTTGTTCTACAAGGCTATCCAACCACGCTACGCAACACGTTTAACTTCCGGCATAAACATTTCGCGCAATTCACCGTCCGTCATGTATTCGATGTCGTCACCTTCCTGCTCCAGTACCCACTGGCGGTAAGCTGCTGGCGACATCTATTTCCCATTAACCTTAGGTAATTTACTATCCCCGTGGTGGTGGCTGTAGTCGTCTATTTCCTCTTGTACCGCGTCAATCAATTGCCGCCAGGCAGGCAGGACCTTCAACGTTTTCTTGTTCTGCGCGGTCATTTCGCGCCCATTCCACAAGGCGTTTGAAATACTGAGCATCTGTTGCCCCCGAATACGGACAGCGTTAGGGTCGGCTCCAATGCCTTTGTAGGTCAGGAACCGCTTGACTAGTCGGTCAGGCATTACACCGTTCAACCGTTCAATGATGCCGTGCGCCTGCGGATTACCGGGAATACCGGTCATCTGCTAGATGTGCAAGCGCGGAAAAATACTGGTAATGTCCGCATCCAGCATCTTGTTGGTTTCGCCGCCGCCGTTATCAGAATACACGAACAGTGGCTTGCCGTGATGCTTCATGCCATGGCGGTAGGCATCNGCCACCGCAATGGCATTTCTCCGCAAGGGAAACGCTGCAGCCAACTATATAGCGTGTACGGCCGTCAATAACCAGCGTCAGCTCCGGCGTGAAAGGTCCGCCATGGATAGGATGCGCCACTTTTAGATTCAGCGACTTACCATCCGAAATGCAGCACCCGTTAACCGGCATTTATAACCAGTCACGCTGATGATAAACTTCAAAGGCTTTTGCCGCTGACCCCGACACGCGTCCGCGCATACGCTCCCGCAATGGTAGCTTATCCACCAAATGTATTACCGCGTCATACGAAGGCAGGGCCATCAGCATGGCGGGCTGGTCGCTGTACGTCTCGTACCAGTCGCGTTTAAACGAGCGGTATGCCTCTTTGAAGCTGGGTCCGCTCTGGTTGCTCTAGTATGGCCAGAACATGCCGAAGAACCAGACTACGTCTTCCGGGCGTTTGCGTTTGGGCTGATCGGGTGCCAATAACGCTACCCGCTCCAGGCCTGGCTTGGTAGTCAGATAGAGGGTCAGCCACTCCTGCAGGTACCTCTTGCTGACGCCAATACGACTCGAGCCTTTGCGGGCGTTGGCCAACCCAGCCGCTACCATGACACGCGCGGGCAGCGTTCCCTAGCGAGAACCGTCGGTGATGAATGTTACCGCCGCAATTCTGGACATACCGGCGGCGCGCAGTTTCTCCACCTCCTGAGCCAGCAGGGCACGGGCATCGGCCACTTTCTTCTGATCGTCGGTCAGTGTGACAACCTCACGATTCGTGCAGTGCCGAGCATTGACGCATTATCTCCAGTTTTTCACGTGTTTTAACCAAGGAGTGGCGCTTGATCGGCAGGCCGTCAGACTTGCAACCTGACTGCTCAAGCACCGATTTAAAGTGGCGCTGGCGAACGGCCTCTTGGGTATCAGCATGGAGGCAGTCGATATGGTATTCAAATGCCTTGCTACCTTCACGCTTGCGCACCAAATCTAGCGCAGTCCCGGCGCGTTTCTTTAAAGCCAGGTGCAGCCCTTGCGTAGTGCCCGGTAATCCCTGCATTCCCACTAATTCATTTACACTAAAAAGCATATTCATGATGCCTTATGGATATAACGGCTGGGGGAGATATGTGTTGGTTCTGTTCCTAACGCTTTCACTATGATGCGCTCCCCTTTGGGATAAGCGCGAGATAGTGCATTTTTCAATGTATCCAGCTTTAGACCGGCCTCAACGGAGAGAGCATGCATGGTGAGACCCTCTTTATGAAAGACGGCAACAATATCAATATGATGCTAATCCTGTTCAGGTGTTACTTCATTTTCACTCATCATTCGATTACCCTGTAAATTTAACCGCACGGATAATCCCGTGGGGTTAACCGTCAGAATAGAGCATTGATCCATAATGAGCGCAAGTAAAGAAAAAGATCTATTTTTTGTCTATTGTAGATTTTCTTGTACTTAAATTAATTAAGTGATTTAAATCAAATGGTTAAAAGGAAAAGAAAATGAATGCGAGAAACGAAAGCAAAATTGCTTTTCATGAGGAACGCAAGGAAAGCATGGCTAAGCAACTTAGAGCAATTATCAAAGGTAGAAGTATTAGGGCAGCAGCCCAATCATGGGACTTATCATTCTCCAAATTAAACAACCACTTGACTAGGGGGACAGAGCCCTCACTCAATGTGGCAATAAAAATAGCTAGTGTGGAGAATGTTTCTGTTGAATGGCTGGCGACTGGCAAAGCTGTAGATAATAAGCAAGAAACATCCAATCTGGATGCTGATGCTACGAGGAATGCTTGGTTGATGGTTCTTAATTCCCTGGACAATAAAGATGCTACGGCGCTAATTAGAACAATACATCGCAAAGGTGCTGAGGGGTTACTCTCAGCAGCACAAGAGCGGCTAGATACAGAGGATTACATCGACAAACTACAAATTAAGCCAACGCTCAAACAGGCTATCAAAATAGCGCTAGCTGGGGATGAGTCAACTGACAAAGAGATTTTAAGCCGCCTCTCCCTGGCTGGACATGGCCCTTCACCTAGTGAAGTAACCGAAGCTAACCAGGAACAAAGCAAGGGGAGTGTAGGGTGATTTGGAAAAGGATTTTCAGTCGCCCATCAAACAGCAGTTAAACACTCCAAAACTCCTATCATAAAAATCTAGAATAGAACGCAATTTTGTCATTTTACTCTCATTTTTTCATAAGATACTTAGATCGTTATAAACATAGCTAATTTATCACCACCAAACTCAAAACTGGGATGATTCTCAATTTTTCCCACATAAAAATTTATTTAAATGAATGCTATTGCATTTCCAAAATAATTCAATATGGGTTTATTCAGAATGACTTACCTCGGTAAGTATAGTTTTCATCCATAGCAACAGGACTATACCAGCAAGCTGATCAAGATACAAAACTAGGGGGACGCCGCGATTAAAGAGGGGGCAGATCCCAGTAAAGAACAGGCCCAACTGACAGGGATAGTTAACACGTAGTGCAAGGCCAAAAAACTGACAGCAGACGAATACGCGCAGGTGTTGAAAGGCATTCACAAGCAGTATGGCAAAAAGTCCAAAGGGGCTGCGTATAGCGAGAGTGAAGGCATAAGACGTCTGCAACAGTTGCAGTAACAATCCTCTGTGTTGCGCGCGCAGGCTCAAGATACCGACAAACTGACTCAGTCGCAGAAAAAGCGGGTGGCGTTCGATCAGGAGATTACCGGGCTTCAGGGCAAGAAGCTGACCGCTTGTCAAAAAAGCCTGCTGTTCATGCAAGACCAGATCAGGGCGCAATTAACCAAAAATGTGGCGGGGGAAAATGCAAACCGTGAAAAGGAGATTGACAAAAAGCTGTCGGAGCAAACCTGCAGCCTGGTGATGGAAACTGCTGATAAATAACAGGAGTATGCTAACCATAACGCGCAACTAACCCTGTCAACTGACGCTTATGACGAGATGGTAGCAGAGCAGCAAATCAGGGAGGCGTTTCATCAGCGTCGCATGCAGTTCGACAAGGAAGTGACAGACAAAACGTCAGAACAGTATGTGCAGCATACGGCCATCCTAGCCCGCGAGCAGCAGAGGCAACTGGATATCGTCCGCAATGCCGCGCAGGAAAAAGTGTCTATCGAGGGCGATTACACTGCTAGGCTGAAAAGGGAATTATGGACTGGTCAGCTAATGCCGGTAACGTTTATGGGCAGGTGAAAGATACAACTACCCGAACATTTGACGGAATGACCGGCATGTTGACCAACTTCGTTACCACCGGCAAAGCCAGCTTCGGGGATTTCGCCAAATCTGTACTGACCGATCTCTCCAGCATGATGATCAAGATGGCGATGTTCAAAGCGCTGAAAGTCGGAATGAGTGTCTTCTCACCTACCGGAAATGATCCTGGTCAATTGCCGATGCGAGGCTGGGCCCGAGGCAATCATGCCGCTAAAACGTGGGGCAAAAGGTTCGCTAGGCGTGCGGGCTATTTGTATGCCACAGCAGGCCGCGGCTGCGCCGAACGTCTACATCACCATTGAAGGAGGGGTAACGTGAATACCTATGCTGATCAGGTCTAGGAAGGTTTTGGCAAGCAGATGTGCAACATCGCCGCGCAGTAAAGCCAGAAGGTCATCAACCGGAACCTGAAGCCCGGACAGCCTATCTGGAAAGTAATCAAGGGTATGTAATGGCCATTAAGACATTCAACTATCCGGCGTGCATCAATGCCGCCGGTGATATCCGGTTTCGTATCAGGAAAGCGCAGTTCGGCGACGGTTATATGCAGGTTTCTGGTGATGGTATTAACCCGATCACTCGCTCATCGGATTTGACCTTTATCGGCAAGTACAGCTACATCACGTCTATCATCGCCTTTCTTGAAGATCATCAAGGGGGGGGAAGTCATTCCAATGGACACTGTCAACTAACGTTCCCTGCCTCTACCGCTGCGAGGGCTATAAGCCTGTTGCAATGGGTGGCGATAATTATTCACTGACGGCCACGTTCACTGAGGCCTTCCATGTTTAACCAAGATTAATCATGCTGAATACAGACCTGAAGAAGTTGGAGACGGGCAACCGCGTTCGCCTTGTTGAAGTGGACGGGACAAAGTTCGGCGCTGATATTCTGCGCTTTCACAGCGACACGCTGCCCTATACGCCAGAATAACTGGTCGCTGCTGATGGCGACGAAGTGGTGCTGCCTGCAAAATCGATCTGGTGGCAGGGCAAGGAATATGGCCCATGGCCGTTCACTGTGGAAGGGCTGGACATCTCATCAGACAGTCAGAGTACCGAGCTGAAATTAACGGTAGCCAACATTGACCGGCTGATCACCGCGCTTTGCCTTCGGTTTGACCATATGGTGCAGGCCAGGGTGAGGATACACGATACGCTGGTTCACTATCTTGATGCTCGTAACTTTTAGGTAGGTAATTCCACGGCATATCCCGTGCAGGAAAAGCTGCACACGTTCTTCGTCGACCACAAGGCGACAGAATCTGATGAGAGGGTGGAGTTTGAATTGTCAAGTCTGGTAGACCTGCGGGTGCTGCGTATTACTACCCGGAAAATCCACAGTCTGTGTCTCTGGTGCGCCGGTGGTGGCTAGCGCATCGGCAACGGCTGCGATTATGCCGGCACCCGTTACCTTGATGCCCAGGGAAATCCGGTTGATGATCCGGGTAAAGATTGCTGTGGTGGGCTGCTGAGCGACTGTAAGAAACGTTTTGGTGAAACTGAGCCTTTACCGTTCGGTAGCTTCCCCGGCGCAGCGCTGATTAATCAGTGGGTGTCGTTTTGAACGAGAAAACCATAGCGGCCATTATGGCGCACGCTGAAGCTGAGTATCCGCGCTAATGCTGCGGCATCGTAGCGCAGAAATACCGCATTGAGCGTTATTTTGCCTGCCGCAACCTGGCTGACAATACCACCGAACAATTTCATCTATCGCCAGAGGATTATGTGACTGCTGCCTAGTGGGGGACGATCACAATAATCATGCACAGTCACCCATATGCTACGACACAGCTGAGTTAACTGGATAAGGCGCAATGTGACGCGATGGGGTTGATATGCGCGATCGTCAGTTGGCCGGAGTGTGACTTGCGAACGGTCATGCCACGCTGCGAATTGACGCTGGTTGGTTGCCAGTTCGTGCTGGGCATACCGACTGCTGGGGATTAATCATGAGCTATTTCCGGCAGGAGCACAGCATAGCGCTCCAGGATTACCGGGTTGATTATCTGTGGTGGGAACGGGGCAAAATCTCCACATGGACAACTGGCATGAGTGCGGCTTTCGGGAGTTCGACGACCTAATGATGCCGGGGGATATGGTAGTTATGCAGGTTTACGCGCCTGTGGCAAATTATGCAGGTATTTTGCTCGAAGACGGCATTCTGTTACATCATCTGTACGGCATACTCAGCCATCGGGTGCCTTACGGTGGCTACTGGAAGGAAAGAACGGTAAAGATACTGCGGCACCAGGGACTAATTTGATCCTGGCTAAAGAGGAGAAATTATGGCATACATTGACGCTCCACTGAGAACCATCCAGTTTCACGGCCCCATTGTCAAATATTTTGGGCGTGAATTCACCTACCGCGCACTGACTTTGCCAAAAGTCATCGATGCAATGAAAAATCTCCTTCCGGGATTTGAGCGCTACATGCTTGAAGCGCATAAGCGGGGGTTGGCATTTTCCATTTTTATGGGTAAACGCAATGTCGGGCAGGATGAATTAGACCTCACCAAAGGCACTGAGGACATCCATCTGCTACAGGTAGGGATTGGCAGTAAACGTGCAGGCATGTTCCAGCTCTTTTTCGGCGCTGCCTTGATAGGTGCTGCCATGCTGACGGGGCCAGCAGAATGGTCGGCTTTTGGTGCATCGGGCACCTTCGGTGGTGCTTTAGCCATGGCGGGTGCCTCTATGGTGCTGGGTAGGGTGTGCCAGATGCTTTCCCCACAGATAGGGGGCCTGCGAACGCGGCAGGATCAGTACACCACACCGAGTTATGTCTTCGGTGGCCCGGTGAACACCACCGCGCAGGGTCATCCCGTAGGTGTGCTGTACGGTACCCGCGAGATCAGCGGCGCGGTTATCTCTGCAGGCATCTATACCGAAGACCAGCAATAAAAACATCCGTGTGAATAGACAGCCGCAATAGCGGCTTCAGACTAATGACGAACCCCATATTTTATTTGGGGTTCGTCTTTTTTAGTGACCGCAGGTCGCGATCGCGATATTTTTCCACCACGACCTTTGATTCAGTTCGTGAAAACGCAAAGACCTTGTTTCACT